GTTCTTCCAGCGCATCTCGAGTTTCATCCCGGTCCCCCTCTACCGCCTGTACAAGCAGCAGGCGGGTGAACTCAACCGCATCTCCCGCCGGATCACCAAACTGATCGAAGCGATGAAGATTCGCGGGTTCTACGACTCCAACGTCGAAGGTATCGAGAAGATCTTCGAGAGCGAGGAGAACACCCTCATCGCGCTGACATCCCTTGCCGCCCTCGGGCAAGGCGCCAAGGCCGAGAACGCCATCTGGCTCGTCCCCATCGAGAAGTATATCGTTGTCCTCCAGCAGCTGATCCAGCAGCGCCAAGTCATCAAGCAGGTGATCTTCGAGATCATGGGCATGGCTGACATCATGCGTGGGTCTTCCGTTGCGAGTGAGACCCTCGGGGCGCAGGAGCTCAAGAACAAATGGGGCACCCTCCGCCTTAAGCGGGCTCAGGCCTCCGTCGCCGACTTCGTGCGCGGGAGCCTCCGCCTCGCTGCCGAGCTGGGGCTGTCCAAGCTCGCCCCCGAGACGATCCGCCAGATGACCGGCTCGACCCTCCCGCGGCAGGCCGTCATGGACGCGCTGGAGCAGCGAGGGCAGATGGGCCAACCCCTTCCGCCAGAAGCTCAGGCCCAGCTTGCCCTCCCGACCTTCGAGGAAGCCTTGGCCTTGTGCCAGAGTGACATCCTCCGCCGCTACGCCATTGACATCGAGACCAACTCCACCCTCGACGCCGACGCCTCCGAGGACAAAGAGGACATGGCCGAGTTCCTCAACGCGTTGGGCCAGTTCCTCAACGGCCTCGCCCCGATGATGGAAAAAGGCCTCCTCCCGCCTGAGACCCTCAAGGGCGTTCTCTTGGCCCTCTCCCGCCGCTTCCGCATGGGCAGGGATCTCGACCCCTACTTCCAGAAGCTCGGGCAGGGGGCGCCTCAAGGCCAGGAAAAGGAGAAGCAACTCCAAGAGGCCGAAAAGAAGATCATGGAAGGGCAGAAGCAGCTCCAGGCCGAGCAGCAGAAGCTCAAGGGCGAGAGCGACAAGGTGGCCAAGGCCAGCCAGAAGCTTTCCCAGGACACGATGGCCTTCGAAATGCAGCAGGCCCAGGCCGCTTTTCAGCAGCAGGTGAAGGAACTGCAAGCGCAGACCAAGGACGCCAAGGCCAAGGCCGGTCTCGAGTCTGTGCTCCTCCAAATCAACACCGCGATGGAGAAGTTCAAAGCGGTGCAGGCTGTCGCTGCGGCCAAGGAGTCCGCCGAGGCGGCTGCTGAAGGCCCCGAAACCGACGGAGACTGACGTGCCCCTCTATGTTTACCGCTGCCCCTCGTGCGGCTACTCCGCCGACGTCTTCAAGCGCATCGCCAACCTTGACCGGGCTGAGAAGTGCTTCAAGTGCCAAACCGTGGACATGGAGCGTCTCGTCTCCGCTCCCCGCATCCTTGGCGACTACGAGGCCTATGACTGCCCCGTCACCGGCAAGCGAATCGAAGGCCGCAAGGCCCACCGGGAGAACCTCGCCCGTCAGGGCTGCCGCCTCCTCGAGCCGGGGGAGAGGGAAGCCGTCACCCGCAGCCGCCAACGCGCTGACCGCGAGCTTGAAGCCGCTGTCGATGCCACCGTTGAGCAAGAAATCCACTCCATGTCAGCCGATAAGCGCGACCGGCTGGCGGCGGAACTCCAACACGGGGTCTCCGCTGAAATCGTTCGCCAATAAGGACCCCCGCCATGTTTGACGATCTGCCTGACACCCCCGCCGACACTTCCGAACCCTTCGACCTTGGCTCCGCGATGGATGAAGTCGCGGCCGAGATGCCCGACTTGGGCGGTACGCAGAAAGCTGCCGAGCCCAACGCTCCGGCTGCTCCCGCCGCCGAGAAGCCTGCGGAGCCCGCTGCGGCTGCTCCGGCCCCCGCCCCTGCCGCCCCCGATACCCCTTACCCGAAGTCCTGGAAGCCCGAGTTTCAGGAGAAGGGGGCCACCCTCCACCCGGCGCTGAAGGCCGAAATCCTCCGTCGCGAAGACGACTTCCACAAGGGCACGGCGCCCCTGCGTCAGGCCGCCGACTTCGTCCGTCGGTTCCAGGAGGCTTCCGCCCCGGTCGCCGAACTCTACCGCTCCGGCGTGGACCCCATTGCCCTCTACCGCAACTTCGCCGAGGCCCACGCCACCCTGTCCAAGGGCGGGCCCGAGGCCCTGACCTTCCTCCGCAGCTTGGCCGAAGACTACCGTATTGACTTGAACGCGGAAGTCCCCTACGTCGACCCGAGTCTTCGCGCTTTACAGCAGGAGGTGTCGGGGCTACATTCTCAACTGTCGGCGCGGGAGCAGGCTGATCTAGCCGCCCGCAGGACACAGGCTCAAAGCCAAATCGAGGCATTCGCGGCTGACCCGAAGAATGCACACTTCGATGCGGTGGCGACGGAGATGGCAGCCTTCCTCAAGGCGGACCCCAAGATGACCTTGGAGGACGCCTACGCGAAGGCAGTCTGGGCCAACCCTAGTGTCCGGGAGAAGCTTCTCACTGCGGAGATCGAGGCCAAAAAGGCCAAGGCCGCGGCGGAAGAGGCTGATCGGGCGGTGAAAGCCGCTGCAGCGTCGAAAGGCAGTGTTCGCAACACAGCGCGCACCGCGCCCGCAACCGGGGCGGTTGGCTCGATGGACGACACGATGAAAGAGACCTTGGCCCGCCTTCGCGCCAAGGGCTAGTCCCTCACACCATCCTCAAGGAGTTTTCTCATGGCCTCCCCGGCAAGCACCTTCACCGAACTGGTCACCACGACCTTCCGCAAGCACCGCAAGCAGATCGCGACGCAGATCGACCAGAACAACGCCCTGCTCCAGCGCCTGAACCGCAAGGGGCGCAAGGAAATGGTCGACGGCGGTCTGTCTCTGGTCGTTCCCCTCGAGTACGCCCAGAACGGCAACTACCAGCGCTTCAGCGGGTACGACGTGCTGAACATGGCGGCGACCGATGTCATCTCCGCGGCCGAGTACCAGTGGCGCAACATCGCCATCTCTGTTGCCGCCAACGGCACCGAACTGCGCACGAACAGCGGCGACAGCCAGATCATCCGTCTGGCCAAGAGCAAGCTGAACAACGCCGTGCGTTCGTTCAAGAACAACTTCTCGAGTGACCTGTACAGCGACGGCACGCTGACCAACCAGATCGGTGGCCTGCAAGCCCTGGTCGCCGACGCCGGCACGGGCACTGTGGGCGGCATCAACTCGTCCACCTGGTCTTTCTGGCGCAATACCGTGCAGTCGGCGGCTGCGCCCCTGCAGGGCGGCGGCGCGGTGACGGTCAGCTCGACCACCATCGAACACCAGATGTTCCTGCCGCTGTGGCTGACCACGCAAGTGGGCAACGACAAGACCGACTTGATCGTGTGCGACATGAACTACTTCTCGTACTACGAGCAGTCGCAGGCCAGTCTGAAGCGCTACACCAGCGGTGAAGACAGCGCCCAAGGCGGCGTCGTGAGCCTGAAGTACAAGACGGCCGATGTCGTGTACGACGGCGACTCGGGCATCCCGGCCTCCCACGCCTACTTCCTGAACACCGACTTCCTGAACCTCTTCGTCCACCCCGACGCGGACATGACGGAGATCCCCGAAATGCGCAGCCTGAACCAGGACGCGACGGTGATCTGGATGCTCTGGATGGGCAACCTGGTCTGCTCCAACCGCGCCAAGCAGGGCGTGGCCAAGGCCTGATCGAACGGGCGCCGATTAGCCCGCAGTTATCGGCGCCCACTTCAACCCCCTTCAATCTGGAGAATCCTCATGGCTTACGTCCTCCGCAATCCCCTGATCGGCTCGCAGCCGATTGCCGACACCTCCACGGTGCAGAACCACCCGCTGGGCACCATCGTCAACGCTGTGGACCCCGTCTACGGTGAAGGCGAATTCGTCTACCTGCAGGGCCTGGCGGCCACCGCCATCGGCACCTGGGTGACCTACAACGCTGACGACAACAGCACCGCGCTGCTCGCTGCCAACGCCATCGGCCCCGTCGCCATCTCCATGTCCGCGAACGTGGCCAGCCAGTACGGCTGGTACCAGATCTCGGGCAAGGCTGTGGGCCTGTGCTTGGCGGCCTTCGCCGACAACGCCAACGTCTACGCGACGGCGACTGCCGGTTCCGTCGACGATGCCGTGGTCGCAGGTGACCGCGTCAAGCTGGCCAAGGGCGCATCGGCCATCGGCACGCCCTCGGGCTCGTTCGCCGAGTTCGAGATCCAGCGTCCGTTCATGGACGACGCGGTCGCAGCCTGATTTTCAGCGGGTTTCCCAGGGGGGATTGGCCTCCCTGGGTTTTTCCCGCTTGTACCCAGGAGATCCTTAAATGGACAAACTTGCCGAACGCCCGCCTTACGTCGTGTTCGAGACCCGCCCGGTCGAGAACCGCACCAAGACCCTCGAGGCCAACAACGGCCTCCCCGTGTACGATGACGTCGCCTTCGCCATCATCACGCCCCCCGGTTCGAAAGACCAGATCGAGCGCATCGCCTCCGACTGGTTCGAAGAGAAGGCCGCGCAGGTTCGCGCCGGCCGGTGGCCCAATGAGTGGCATCAAGCTTTCAAGGGCGCCTACGAAGCCTGGCTTAAGGACGAGGAACCCCCCGTCAACGGCCTGTCCATCAAGCAGTGGCCTGGCCTGACCAAGAGCCAGTTCGAGTCCCTCCGTGCCATCCGCGTGATGACGGTGGAAGACGTCGCCGCGATGAATGAGGAAGCCATCGGCCGCCTGGGTATGGGTGGCCGTGCCCTCAAGCAGCGTGCGCAGGAGTTCCTGACCGCGGCCAAGGACATCGGCGTTTCCGCCGAGCGCATCGCAGCCCTGCAGGCCCAGGTGACCGGCCTCATCGGCGAGCGCGATGGCCTCATCACCCGCCTCACGGCGCTGGAAGCCCAAGTGAAGGCGAAGTGACATGAGCAAGACCCTCAAGCAGATCGTTCAAGAAACGTGTCGGCGTGGGGGTATGCCACTGCCCTCAAGCGTTGTCGGCAGCACCGTTCCGCAGGTCCAAACCCTCCTGGGCCTGATGAATGAGCTGCTCGACGACCTGTACACCCGCAAGACCTACCAACAGGTCATCCGCGAGGCGACGTTCACTTCCGTCGCACTGGCGAGCCAAGGCAGCATCCACACGCTTGCCGACACCGGCTTCGTGATGGTCATGCCCGGAACCTTCTTCAACCGCACGACCGGCCTCGCCGTCGAGATGGGCCTTTCTGGCGCGGAGTGGCAGGCTGTCGAGGCCTCCTCCGGCGTCGCTGGCCCCTTCTACCAGGCCCGGTTGCGCAACGACCAACTGCTCCTCTCACCCACCCCAGCCGCGGGCGAGGCCTTCGCCTTCGAGTACCAGTCCAACGCGTTCGTCTTGAACACCACGACTGGCGCCTATCAGACCACCTGGGAGGCTGACACCGACACGTTCCTCCTCCCTGACGGCCTTGCCATCGCCTGGCTCCGTGCCGCCTACAAGCGGGAGAAGGGCCTCGAATACGCCGAGGACGCCATCCGATACGAGACCTTCCTCGGGGCTCTCGGCACCAAGGACAACACCGCTCGCCCCATCGACATGAGCGGGTGCTCCGGCCGCGGGTTCGGGGCCATCGCCCCTGAAGGCTACTGGGTCCTCTGATGCGCAGCCCCGCCAAGACCAAGCGGGCTCAGCGGCAGCCGGTCTCTGCCCGGACCCCCTACGCGACTCCCTATCGGGGCCTGAATACCCGCGACCCAGAGAACAGCATGAGGCCGGGTTACGCAACCGGCCTCATCAACTGGTGGCCAAATGGGCTCCAAGTCGAGACCCGCCCTGGCCGTGCCGAGCATGTGACCGGCTTCGTCTCCCCTGTGAAGGCTCTCGGCTCTTGGGAGGGCTCCAGTGGCACCCGCAGCCTGTGGGCATTCTGCGATGACGGCATCTTCAACGCTTCCGTGGCAGGCGCTGTCGGGGCCGCTGCCCACGTCAGGACAAACGGCGAAGCGCGCATTGTCTCCTTCCGCAACAGCGCGAACACCTTCCTCTTTGCCGCCAATGGGATCGACAGTCTCTGCTACTACAACGGCACAGTCTGGACTAACATCGCCTCCTTCACGATCACTGGCGGCGGCACCCTGACCACGACCGACATTGTTGGCCTGGAAGTCCACCAGCGTCGCCTTTGGTTTGTCAAGAAGGACTCTACCGACGCTTACTACTTGGGCGTCGACCTCATCGGTGGAGACGCTACCCTCTTCCCCCTCGGCGCACAGTTCAGCAAGGGCGGCTACCTCCAGGCCATTTCCACCTGGTCCGTCGACGGCGGGCAGGGGCCGGAAGACTACTGCGCTTTCATCTCCTCTCGCGGGCAGGTCGCAGTCTACGCTGGCACCGATCCGAACTCAGTCGCCACCTGGGGCCTCAAGGGTATCTTCAACCTGTCTGAACCGCTCGGCTACAAGTGTGTCGCCAAGATCGGCCGGGAGTGCCAAATCCTGACCAAAGGGGGCGTCTTCCCCCTCTCCGGCATCTTAACCGGGAATGCCGATACAGAAGAACTGGCCATCACCGACGCCATCAGGCCGACGATTACCGCTGCTGCGCGGAGCCACGGCGAAAAGATCGGTTGGCAGTTCGGCACTCTCCTGGCGGAGAACCTTCTCCTCGTCAACGTCCCGACGGCGGAGTTTGAGACCGCCTACCAGTTCGCCATGAACACGGTGACCAAGGCCTGGACCATCTTCCAAGGGTGGAACGCCTTGTGTTGGGAGCAGCATGGCTCCAACCTCTACTACGGCGGGACAACTTCCGTCTCCGTCGCCTGGACCACCTACGCAGATGCCGGTGTCGCTATCACCGCCCTTGCTCGCGGTCACTTTGATGCTCTCGGCCGTCCCGGCAGTGAGAAGCATTGGAAGCTGGTCCGTCCCGCCTGCTCCTTCACCGGCAATGCGCAGCTCGCTCTGGGCTTGGACATTGACTACAAAGTCGACTTAGCCTACGGTGCTGCCCCCGCGCAGACGAACGTCGCCTACGTCTGGGACAACCCTGGCTCCGACTGGAACACCGCCACGTGGGCCGCCCTTCAAGGTATCTCGAGTGAGTGGCTCGAGTACCCCGCTTGGCCTGGAACCGTCGTCGCTGTGCGCTTGCGCTCAATATCCAGCGCGGGTAAAGTGCGTTGGTCTGCTACCGACTTCATCTACGAGTCCGGTAGCATTTTCTAGGGCCTCGCGCCCGCTTGGGGCGACCCCCGAGGCCTCTAACTAAGGACACTCGGACATGGTAAGTCCCCTCACCCCTACCACAAATCGCCCAGGCGTGAAAACGGCGCTGGGTGCGCCAACTGGCTTGGCCAAAGGCCTGTCCACGACGGATTTCAGCTGGAAACCTGCGAGCGAAGCGCAGTACGATCCCAGCGCTTGGAACTTGATGTCGCAAACTCCTTGGGCGGGGACCTCGGCCAATCCGACAGCGAGTGGTGAGTGGTCCCCGCAAGGGGAGTTTGCGCCTTCAGGCTACGACGTAGGCTTCAACAAGCTCAACAACGTGGGTACATGGGCACTGCGCGACCCCTCTGGGCAGATTACCCACTCGTACCAAGGCGCTGCGCGGGACTCGCTGAACAGCAGCGACTATGCCTTGATGGCGACAATGGCTTCCCTCGGGTATGGCCTGGCAGGAGCCGCTGGTGCGGCAGGGGCCGGAGGCGCAGAAGCCGTAAGTGGCATGGACCTTGCGGCAGACGCTGTCGCAGGGAGTGGAAACAATATCGCTACTGCTGGCAGTATGTTTGGCGGAGCAAGTCCGTCTGTTGCTGCGGCCCCTGCGGCCACGACTGGTGGCGCGCCTGCGGCTACCGATTGGAGCACCAAATTGGCCGATGGTCTCTTGAAGAATCCTGCGCAAACTGCGATGGCGGGCGTAGCTCTGGCAGGCGCCGCCGGGGGCAACAACAGCTCCCCCGTTCTCGACCCAACTTCGGCCGCGGCGCAGCAAGGTGCCGCGAACAAAGACGCGTCCCTTTTTGACGCCTACCTCAACCGCCCCGATCAGATCACGCCGCAAGGCTCCCTGAAGTGGACTCTTAAGCCAGGGGCCGACCCCAAGAACCCCCAACCAGGGGACTGGATTCAGACCACGTCGCTCAACGAGACCGGCCAGCAGCTTTACGATGCAGACCAGGCGCTCCAACTCGGCATGGCCGGCACGAGTCAAGCCGCTCTCGGCCGCGTCAACGACACGCTGGGACAGCCTCTTGACACCTCCGGCCTGCCCGCGATGGGCCAAGTTTCCAACTTCACCGGCGATGACCGTCAGCGAATTGAAGACGCCCTCATGGCACGCCTGGCCCCTGGCTTCGCCCAGGACGAAGAGGCAATGCGCTCGCGCACGCTCAACACGGGCTTCGAGCTTGGCAGCGAAGGCAGCCAGCGCGAACAGTTCCGCCTGGACAAGGCGAAGAACGACGCCCGACTGGCAGCTATCGCGCAGGCAGGAAGTGAAGCCGAACGCCTGGGTAACATCTCCCGGGCCGATGCCTCCTTCCAGAACCAGTCGCGGCAGCAAGGCCTGCAAGAAATCCTCGCCCAGCGGGCTTTGCCCCTGAATGAGCTCAACGCCCTCCGCAGCGGCTCGCAGGTGCAGCAGCCCACTTTCTCGCCTGTGAGCCAGTCCAACACCGCCTCCGCGCCGGTACTCGACGCTTTGATGGCGCAGCTGTCGGGGCAGCAGGCCAACGCCGCGAACAAGCAAAGCGGTTACAACGCCCTGCTGGCCAGTCTGGCCCAGCTTGGCGGTTCCATCTGGGGAGACTGAGTTGGACGTTTTCGCCGAAGCAGAAGGCCTCAAGCGCCGTCGCGCTCTCCTCGAGCGTTTGCAACAACAGGCCTCGAATCCGCAGATTCAGGGCCCTCGCGGCATGGCCATCGCGCAACTCCTGGCGAGCCTTGCCACGCAGCACAACACTGCGCGGAAGCTTAAGGGACTCGACTCGGCCGAGGCAGGCAATCGCCAGCAGTACGGCGAACAGCTGGGTAGCGAGCTGGAGCAGTACATGCAACGGCAAGAAGGTGCCCCTGGCGCTCCCGCGATCCCTGGTGCTCCGCCTGTGGCTGAAGTCGCCCCGGGCCTGCCGGGCCTCCCCGGAATCCCGCAGGTCAACGAACTCCCCGCCGGCGCCCCGCAACCTCGCCAAGCCGTCTTCAACGCCATCGCCTCCCGCTTTCCCGAAATGCAGGCGGTGGGCAAGGCCGGTCTGAGCGAGCTGCTCCGTAAGAAGGAAAAGCCTACCGAGCAGTGGGTCGAGGAAACTCGCAATATCGACGGCAAGCAGGTCCTTGTCCGGAAGAACACAGTCACCGGCAAGATCGAGCAGGTTGGCACTGGCCCCATGGTCAGCGTCACGAATCAGCCCGAGAACCAGGCGCATGCTCACTCGCTCAAGGCCACGATTGACGCTGTTCAGCCGAAGGGGGACTCTTACCTCGCCGCTCTGGCAGGGAAGAAGAACCTTCAGATGACCACCGAGGCTGTCACTGCGATCACTCGCGGGGCCGAGACTGGCATTCTCCAGGAAGTCATCCTGGGTGCGCGCAAGCTTGGCGACCGCTTGGGCATCCCTTCGGCCGAAACCGCTCCCACCGATCAGCTGTCCGCCCTGCTCAAGGAACGTGTCTTCTCCAAGCTTGGCGGTCTGGGCGTGGCGATCTCCGACGCCGACCGGAAGTTCATGTCATCGGCCTCTGGCGACATCACGACGAACCCCGAAGCACTCAAGCGCCTCCTGGCTCTCGACGCGGCAGCTTCCATGCTGGCCATGAACCGCCACAACGGGCGAGTCTACAACCTGGCCAAGCAGTTCCCCGAGCAAGGGGTCAACGAAGTCCCGCTGAGCTGGAATCCGCCTGAAGACCCTGACTTCGAGCGCATGGTGCAGAATGCGATGAGTGGCAGGCCTACGGGGACTGACACCTGGGGAACCAAGCCCGCAGCGCCGAAGCCCGCAGCTCCTGCCGCGCCAAAGTCTGGCGACCCCCGCATCCGCTTCGGAGGCTAAATGGCTGACCGCAAGTACACCATCACGCTGGAAGACGGCCGCAGCTTTGAGGCTTCCGCGGATGCCGCGGTTACGCCTGAAGAGATTCTGGCTGAGGCTGAGCGTTCCTCCGGGGTGAAGGTCAAGACCCTCGACATCAACGAGGCCGGTTACGGGGCCAAGTCCCTCGCCAAGGACGTTGCTCACGGGGCGCTCAAGACAGGCGCTGCCTACGCCGACATCCTCTCCACGCCGGGCCGGGAACTCGCCGCAAAGGCAAAACGGCGCTACTCCGGCGGCTTGCTGAAAGGCCTCATGGCCCCCCCTGAAATGCCGGGGCCCGAAGCCGGGATGGACTACTGGCCGCAATCGCGGGAGACTGCCGAGGCCGCGCAAGCTGTCATGCCACAGGCTCCGGCGGAAGGCGCTCGCCAGTTCGTTCGGGCGGGGCTGGAAGGTGCTGGTGGCGGCCTCGCGGGGGGCTTTGGGGCACCGGGCGCGGCTGCGGTTGCCGGAGCTTCCGGCGGTCTCGGCTCTGAGCTGGCTGTGCGTCAGTTTGGCGAAGGCATGCCTCAACGCCTCGGCGGGGGCCTGGCTGGCGGTGTCGCCGCTGTCCCTGCTATGGCAGCAACTCGTGTAGCCGCTGGCGGCATCCGTGACGTAGCCCAAGGCCTTCCCTTCAACGTCCGCAACCTGGCCGAGCAGACAATGCGCGGGAGTGATCCCGCCAACGTCCAGATCGCCGCTGACCGAATGCGCGATGCCTCTGCCGCTGGCGTCCCGATCAATGCCAGCCAAGCGATGCTCCGCCCCTCCAACATCGACGCGATGATTGAGTTCTTGGCAAATAGCCAGCACGGCACCCAGACCATCGACATGCTTCGGAAGCAGCCTTCCCAACTCCGCACGATGGCGGAGATCATGAAGAGCCGCCTGCCAGGGCAAGTGACGTCGGCCCAAGACACCGCAAACCGCGTGCAAGAAGCGGCGACCTCCGCTGTCAGCCGAAGCCAGAAGCGCGCCGGCGCTGCCTACCGGGCAGAGATTCCCCCCGGCACCACGGTCGCCGTCCCTCGAATCGAAGCCTTCTCCGCCGCCCTTGACCGCTATGCGGAAGCGCACCCGAACATCTTCGCGTCCGACTTGGCGAAGGAAGTCAAACGACAGCTTGCCCGCAGTGACGCGGTTCCGGCCACCACGGCTCCTGTCGGCAGTGGCAAGGTCACAAGTCGCTTGACGGTGAAAGGGCAACCCACGCCTCCTGACTACCTGACCGACGTGCACGACCTGAAGGCCGCTGTCGACGAGGTCCTGGGCGGCTTTGGCAAGAACAATCCGAACATGAAGGTGTCCCCTGCCCAGGCTAACCGCTACGCGCAGGAAATCCGCACCCTTTTCGACCGCACGATTGCGACTCCGGGTACCCCCATGCGGAAGGCCCGGGCGGCTGCTCGCCAGGTCTTCGAGACCGAAACCAACCCCATGAAGAAGTCTGTGGTTGGCCGACTGATGGGACCGCAAGGGGCCAACGATGTACGGGAAGCCCCGCAGGCGCAACTCCGCACCCTCCTCAACCGCGGCACGCCCGAAGGTGGCTTCTCCGAGATCAAGCAGCTCGAGGCCGCCCTTCGCCGGGAGGACCCAACAGCCTTTGTTGATCTGGTCAAGACCTATTTGACTGATACCCTCAACGCGCAGCTACCGAAGGAAGGCCAACGCCTCCCCTCCAACCTCGCGGAGAAGTGGCTCAAGTCTCTCGCCGGCAACCCGAATCAAAGCCGCGGCCTGGACGACATGCTCGCTGGCGTGGCCCGGAGCAAGGGCGTACCCGAAGAAACCGTCGTCAAGGGCTTTCGCAGTTTCGTTGACCTCCTTGGCATGGCCGAGCGCATCCCGAACAAGATCTCCGGCATGCCGACTCGGGACATCGAGGAAGTCGCTGGCGCCTCTCGCATTGCCGCAGGCTTCGAATCCCGTTTCCTGGGCTCCGGCCTCGGCCACAAGATCCGTGCGATCTACTCCGGCAAGGCTTACGAACTCATGGACAAGCTCCTCACGACCCCCGAGGGCCTGGAAACCCTCCAGCAGCTCGCCAAAGTCGGCTCGAAGAGCCCGAAGAGCCTTGTCATCCTCGACGGTTTGATTGGCGGCCTTGCGGCGAATCAGCCCTCAATAACCGAACCCAAATAGGAGCCTAAAATGGCTTGGAGTGGATCTGGTACCTTCCTCGAGCTGACGCCCCCAAGCTTCCCCGCTGTGCCGGGGGAAGACATCGTCGCTGACTACTACAACGCTGTCATCAGGGACATCCATGACGGCTTGGCAAACGTGGTCACGCGCGATGGGCAGTCGCCTGCCACTGCGAACCTCCCGATGGGCGGATACAAGCATACCGGTGCTGCAGCCGGTACCGCCTCTGGCCATTACCTCGCCTGGGACCAGGGCGTCGCCTTCACCAACGGGGCCAAAGTCGGCTACCGTTCCCCTCCGCGCAGCCTAATCGCTGCCGGCGCCTACACCTTCGTCCTGGGCGATGAGGCCTTACTCAAGGTCAAGGATGATGGCCTCACCGTCACGGTGCCGCCGAACTCGGCTGTGGCCTTCCCCGAGGGGACGGTTCTCCTGCTCCTCAACATCCACAGCGCCGACATGCTGCTTGCCCCAGGCGTGGGCGTCACGATGTATCTGGCGGGGACGGCCCTGACCGGCACGCGCACGATCCCGACTCGCGGCTATGCCACATTGGTCCAAGACACTGCCGACACCTGGTACGTGTCCGGCACGGGAGTGCTGTAATGACGTGCGGTGCAGGCCTGGCGTTGCTGGGGCGCGGTGGGCGGGAATTCGCCTTCACCGGCTCGAGCGATCCCTATTGGGCAGACGTGCTGTTGCTGCTGCATTTCAACGGTGCAGACGCAAGCACTACGTTCACCGATAGCAGTTCCTACAACCGCACACTGACGATCTTCGACGGCACGCCAGAGCTGGACACGGCTCAGTCGATGTTTGGGAGCAGCGCTTCCCTTTACGGGGGCACGGGCAACGTGCGCATCCGCTGGGACATCAGCGGGGCTGAATGGGATGCGCCGAATTGGACCTTTGAGTGCTTCTATCGGCGCACAGCTGCTGCGGGCAGTCCTGACGGCATTCTGTACTACCGTACAGGTTTGGGACTTCAGGTCCGAAATAGCCCTTACGACTTCGCGTTGACGGACACCTTTTCCATCTTGGCGGATACTGTCACGCAGACAGTTTTGGGCACTTGGTGTCACCTGGCGGTCAGTGTCCAGACGGTGGGCATCACGCGGACAGCCTACCTGTTTATCGACGGAGTTTTAGAAGATACCTACTCTGTCACGAACAGCAGCTTGGAGCTGACTTCTTCAGCAACCCCTGCTGAGATCGGCCGTACCTCTGATATAGGCTTTGCCCAGCTCTACGCGCATCTGGATGAGGTCCGCATCACCGCTGCGTGCCGCTACACCGCCACTTTCACTGTCCCCGCCGAGGCTTACCCCGACTACGACGAGGCCGTCGTCACGCCTCCTCCGACCACCATCCCGCCAGTTACCTACACCGACGCCTATTGGGCCTCCGTCCTCTTCCTCTCCGCAATGGACCTGACCAAGGTCAACGATAAGACCGGTATTGCCTACACGCTGGACAGCGCAGCGGTGACTGCCACCGATCCCTTTGACGGAGCCGGGGCCCTCGCTTGCGCCTATCCGCCAAGTGCCCCCACAAGCACGCCGTTTGATCCTGCGTCAAGCATGACGTTCGCCTACACCTCCACGGGTCTGACTATTGAGTTCTGGCTCCGCGTGGACTCATGGACAGAGTGGACGAGCGGCGCCTACAAGTGGGCGAACCTGTGCCAAGTAGACAACGCTTTCGACGCAGACGCTCCCAATTTCGCTCTGGCCCTTGCCGACGAGCTTGTCGATGGCGAGGTCGTTCCCTGCTTTCAGGTGTACGGCTACCACCGCAGTTCCCTGAACGGCTATGTCAACTACACGCTGGTCAAAGAGGCTCTTCGCGCAGCCGTTGATGGCGCTTGGCATAACGTCACGATAGCCTTCAGGTACTATTCCCCCTTCGCCAGGTGGAATGCGACCCTTTACATTGATGGGGCAGAGCAGACTACCCTGCTCGCTTCTCCTGGAAGCCCTCGTTTCAGCGGCGTCGTGGTCCCCCCGAACAAGGTAGGCCAAGGCGCTGTCGGCTTCGTCTATACATCCCCGATCAGCCCGGCCATCACTCCCACCACGTTCGCTGGCGCTATCGACGAGATTCGCATTACAGCCGCTGATCGCTACGATGAGTGGAGCCCCTTTGTTGTCCCCCACTACGCCTTCCCCAGGTCATGAGTATCCGCTGGGTCGTCCCTTACGCCGGCATTCCCCCTGAAAGCCTCTTCGGCGCGACAGGGGGCCTTGGCGCTCCTCTCGTTCTCGATACGACAACCCTCACCCTCTACACCTACATTGCAGGCGTTGGCGTCACCGCAGTCGGTGGAGGGGGAGGCGGCGGAGGCATCACCTGGACGACGACTACTGTCGACTTTGGCGCAACTCCCGTGGCTGAGGCAGAGTTCACCATCACCGATGCCGCTTGTACCGTGGCTAAGAACATCCTTACCAGATCTCCGGCACCGACAGCACAGCCGACAACGACGCCCCCGCTCAGGCTCTGGCAGCCACTTTTTTCGCCTTCTCTACCATTGCCGGTTCGGGCGACTTTACCCTTTCCATTCATCTCTTGTTTGGGCTAATCTCAGGCCAAATCAAGATTCGCTACGCGCTTACCTAAGGAACCGCCAGGTCATCTGGACGACTGCCACCCCTGTCGCTTACTACGAATAAGGCCTTTATGAAGAAAGAAGCCCTTGACGGAGCACGAATCGCCTTCATCGGTGCGGGGGGCTCTTTCAGTTCCTGGTCACTGCAGGACGTCAATCTCTGGGTCGCAATCAGTGTCGGTCTGGTGACCGGTTTCTTCGTCACGATCAAGTCGATGAAGCTCCTTTACAACTGGTATTGGGAGCACAAGGTTCGCATGGGGCAGTTCCGCCAACTTCAATCCCAGCAGGAGCTTTTCGATGGCGATCCCGACTGACATGACGTATCTCGATGGAGCCTATTGGGGCAGGGACGGCTCAGGCCCGTATGCGGTCTCGGCGTCGGCTGACCCGGTGCTCCTCTCCCCGGCGGGGTTGACGCAAACAGGTACCAGTGGTCTGTCCTATAAGGACGGCGCCTACTGGAGTGATTCGGACGGAAGCGGCCCCTGGGCCGTGAGGAGCGCGTAATGGCTGTGCCAGCTGGTTACTTTTACAAAGATGGGGCGTACTGGAACATTGACGGCTCCGGGCCGTACGCCATACTTCCCGACGGGACTGCCGGGCTACTTGCAGCTGCCGGTGCGGGGCTGCCAGGGCAAGTCAGAGTGCTTAAAGCCTTCACAGGACGGAGCCAGCTCACAGGTGGCGTGGCGGCTACGAAGACAGCGCTCATGGAAGTGCCAATCCCAGACGGCTGGCTGTCCCGACTTGATGTGCGCATGGACATCGAAGCCGCCTTCAACTACACCAACAACGCCAATCTCAAAGAGTGGGGCATTGCCATAGGGGCGGGCAGTGCCGTCGGGGGCACTGTTAATACTTCCGTAGACCTGCGCACACAAGGCCCGACGACGACAGCTAGCATTACTGACAAAATTGTTGTCGGTCGGAGTTCTGAAAACACCGCTCGGCTCTATATAACCGTACCGAATAACTTCCGTATTTTCGGTGTTAACCCTTCCACAGGCTCTACTGTCGGTGTTTTCGCTAGCGCCTCCATTGATCCAGACGCTGTTGATCGTTCTTTGTGGATCTGGGGGCGACTGGCAGTCACGACTGATCAGATGTCACTTGAACATCTATTTGTGCAACTGCAGCGCGGTGCTTGATGCCCCGCATCGTCACTTTCAGCCCGATCACAGCCGGTGCCGTCACTGATTCGGCTGTATGGGAGTCAGCCGCCTCCAGTTTTCGCGTAAACAACCTTCAGGGTGTCCGCGCTCGCTGGGGTTTGATGACTGGTTGTATTGATCCTCGCTGGCCTTTTGCCAACTGTGATGGTTCGATAGAGGCTCAAGGACCTGTTACCGGCGTTACCCAGAGTCTTGCTGCAACCTCTGAGGCAGGCATTAGCGGTCCTGATGCTGTAGTTCGCTTTGGTAAAGTGGCCGATCCTGACAACGCCGCAAAATCAGCATACATCATACGCTTCAAGCAGGGCGACGATGCCGCCATGAAGCGGACAGAACTTTCTTTTTCATCCAGTTTCACTCCTGTTCCTTTGGCTCGGACGTGCTGGATAGGCTTCGCAACCCGAATTCCAGAAGCTTGGCGGGGCTTGACCGGCACAGATGAAGTCATGTTGTTTCAAGTACACGACACCCCTGATGCCGGTGACGAGAACCAGCCAGCTCCTATTGGCCTAGTTGTACGCGGCGCTCGTCTTTATGCGTGGGTGAGGCATAACCCTAACCTAACAACTCTAGCTGCAGGCACCACGTACATCGAAGTCTTCAGCGAAACCGCGTGGCCTGGGGACCAGTGGCAATTTTGGGCGTTTCGGCTTAAGTCCAGCTGGGACTCAGCGCAAAGTCCTCGGCTAGAGGCTTGGCGTCGGGTCGGCACCGGACCGACAGTTAAAGTAATTGACCACAGCGGGCCGAACTCTTACAATGATGTAACGCGCGACTACTGCAAAAGTGGCTTGTATTACTACGCAGATCAATGGACTGACGGGGTGCTCGACAAGGTTCTATACCACAAAGGCCTGTACCAGTGGCTGGATGGCATGGGCCTTACAGAAGAATTGATTCTAGATCATCTGCAGTCGATCTAGGCCTTATGCACCTTGATGTTCGGGGGTGGGGCGGTAAGAAACACTTTACCATCCGCCCCTTGTGTCATCTGAATGAGCCGAGTGCGGATTAGCCCCGCCATGATGTCCTCGAAGTTCTTCAACTTCGGGAAGTTCACATGGACGTGCTGGTAGGCCACCTCCCACGCAATTGGCCCGTTCCGCCTGATGTACATGAGAAGGCGCTCCATGTTGACAGAATCCTCGCTCATCCCGATCTTGGAGAAGACCTTCACCATGTCGGGCTCGAGGTCGTTGAGCATGGCTTCCGCCACGGCAAAGTGCTCGGGTTCGAGCCACTTGCCAGACCCCTTTGACGCCGCCATGATGATGGCCGTCTTGTAGAGATGGGTCTGCTTCCGGGCGAGGTAGCCGCCGAAGCGGCTGTCGTTGAGGTGGGGATTCGGGTTCTTGTTGTGGCGCTCGTACCAGGCCTCGGTCCAGCGGAAGCTCTCGTCAGTCAGCTTGTACTCGCCGCATAGGAGGCTGATGTCACCTAGGTCTTGGACCAGCTCATCCCCGAGTTTGTCGAGGCCTTTGGGCACGCTCCGGCCGGGGTTGGCGATTAGCTGGTGCTTCTCCTCCGCGTAGACGAAGATGCATCGGGAGGTGAACCCGCCACCGATCATGTACTCGGGGAAGGAGCCGGCGATCCAGGCTGGCGTCGTGCAGGCGATCATGTTGATCCAGGGGTTGACGACTTCATCATTCCCCGAGGTCTTGGTCTCTTTCTTAAACGAGCCCTGCTTGCCGTCCCAGAGGCTGACGTAGAGGTCAACCATCGCGCGGTCTTGCGGGTCCAGCAGGTTGCCGAACTCGCTCGACTCCAGCGTCATGGCGCACATCGTATGGTAGGCCCCTGCGTAGTCAAACGCCTCTGCCGATCCGGCAAAGGTTTCAACCAACGCAGGCCACGTCACGACATCCGGCCCGAACTTGATCCCTTCCACTCGTCGTAGAAGATTAATCGCAACCGACACTGTAGTGGACTTGGCCACGACGCCTGGGGGCGCCACAAGGACGATGTAGAAGTTGGGGAACCACTTGAAGTAGAACTGGTCGATCCAGACTTTGCG